GTCCACTGTGGACACCGTGACCGGGTGGGCAGGTTCTTTCTTGTCGGCGCTGTCACCGGCAGCGTGGGAGAGGGCTGAAAAAACATCCCGCAGGAAGTCAAGCATTACTTTCCACCTCATAAAATCCCTCCTCCGTCAGCTTTTTCATCACGACATCCTTGTACCTGTCAGGAACGTTGTCGATGGTAAAAGCGCCGTCAAAGCGGTGCAGCTTGATTTGGGTCACATAAAACAAAACCATAACATCCTCCTTTACTGTGCGGCCAGCAGGTCAAGCATAGCCGCTTCCAGAGCAGCAAGGCGCTCTTCTGCGGTGGGCAGCTGTGCTTTTTCCTCTGCTTCCTTGCGGGCCTTTTCTTGTGCAGCCAGCTCTTCGGCGGTGTACAGCACATACCGCTGCACTTCCACCTCTTCGTCGTAGGCTCCCTTTGCGGCGACACCGGGCACGTCCACAACCTTCCAGCGGTCACGGCCCCCGTTGGGGTAGGTCTTGTACTCGTAGTGGCTGACCTCTTCCACGCCCGCCACAGCATCGTGATGAATGGTCTGGGTCTCGGGCTTGAGGTAGCCTTTCGTCAAGTCGGGGTTGGCGATTTCTACGTTATTACTGTCAATGATTTTCATGTGTACTCCTTTCGGTTACGCCACTCTGCGCCAGATGTACATGGAGTAGTAGGGGGGGATGTTGTTATGCGGTTTCCCTTCCCCGGATGTGGATAGCTGAAAATTGTCAGGAAAGTTTAAAACAGCTTGTGAGGCAGCCGAACCTAAACCACGCTGAACCGTATGTCCATTAGGATCTATGTTTATCGCTCCGGTTGTAAATTTTACGAACGTATGGTCATGCGGGCCGTTATTTTCCTTCGTTAAAGCAACTGACGCTTCTCCACCGGTACTCCCTGCCGGGTACGTATCGCTTGCGCCCATGATAAATTTGCCCTCAATGCGTTCCCATGTGCCGCCGATAAAGCTTGCCGGGGATGTGGGGTCGTTGCTGGCCCAGAATTTGATTCTGGCGAGGTCTTCTTCTCGCTGGGCGGCGAGAATTTCTTTGATTTTGGCTTCCACCTCAGCCTTGCTGTAAAAAATCACGTTGCCGTCCTCGTCGAGGACGACATCCTTGTTCGCTTTTTTGTCAATCGCATCACCGGTAGCCTTTGCGTCGGCAGGGGCGTTTTCGATGCTCAGAGTCTTATCGGTACTTGCTTTGGCCCCGGCCTCTTCTGAGTATTTCTTTGCATTGGCTTCACTGGTTGCAGCGGCAGATGCACTGGATGCAGATGCCTTAGCGGATGCAGCGGATTCGCCAGCTTTTGTGGTTGCAATTCCGGCCTGTTCAGTGGCAGTAGCAGCAGAAGTAGAAGCCCCGTCCGCTTCCCGCTTTGCATTGGCTGCGCTTGTCTCCGCACTCTTTCGAGCCGCTTCGACCGCTTTAATCCAGTCCTCTTCTGTGCCAACATATCCATACTTTACAGCAATGGCATAGGCGCTATAAGGGCCGATTTCAATTGTTTTGCTCATTCAAACGTCACCTCCAAAATTCCAGAGCCGTTGTCTTGAATATTTATTTCGGTCAAGCTATCGCTTTTAACCATATAAAGCACGCCGTTTTTCTGTTCAAAGTTCATCCAACCGCCTTTATTAGCGCTTTGTTCTGCAAGGCGAACGCTTTCAGCGGAGTTTTCAGCTTGCTTCTGTGACTCTTGTGCGGACGTTTTGGCATTTACTTCGGACAGTTTTGCATTCAGCTCTGCTTTTTCAGCGGCAATCCTCGCAATGTCTGCGCCTGCAACATCTGAAAGGGCGTTCAGCGTTTCAGCATTCATAGGAGTGCCTTCAACGATAGGCTCATCGTTGCGAACCAGTGTGACAACTTCCGATGTGCCGTCAGGCTTTTTCATTGTCCATCGGTTCGGGTACTTTGCTTCTCGGTCAACAAAGTGCATAGTAAGGTTCACCTCCACAGACCGGCTCTGAGCAGTAGATTAGATGGTTATTGGCTATCGTTTCGATATCAAGTAGAATTTCTTCGACCTGATTGATAATCGTATAGTGCAGGTAATTGAGGGAAGCAGGGGTTTCGGGGGTATCATTCTTGCCGCTGCACAAAGACCGAATTGCTTTGATATTGGAAAGCCAGCGAGAAGCGTCCAAGACAGTCAGATATCCATTTACATCCCAATCAGTTTTTACCGAAACAGATGCGTTCAATATGGACGCGATCTCTTGGATTCCACTTTCGATTCGGTTATAGTCCATGTAGCTCAGAGCGCCCTTCATACCAGCGGCCCATTCTGCCTGTTCTTTCTCTGTCCACGTTCCTGCTTTTGCTTTCAATGCAAGCGCCTTGACTTGCGCAACATCATCATCGGTTCTGTCTGTGATCCACCGGGTCAACGAACATCAGCTCCTTCCAAGAGATACCCTTCGACCGTCCCGTGAAAACAGCCGGAATACTGATAAGAAAAGCTCGTAGTCAACAGTACAGAGGAATAGCCAAACTGATGATGAACAAGAACATAGTCCAAAGCGTCAAAATGTGGGCTTGCACGATATTTCAATGTGACCTTGCAGCGGTTAGAAAGCACCTTGTATGCTTCTGTCAAAATATTCCTGCTCTGGCTGAGAACGCTTTGGGACAACATTTCATTGCTAACAGTCTGCGTTGCTCCGCTCCCTGTTGGGTTTTCTGGGTAAGAATACGTTTTGCTTGTAGTGTTTGAACCATCAGAAGATTTTACATCAATCGAGCAAATCACATTTTTCAAAGGAGAAGAGAACGCAATTTCAGGCCAGTTGAAATTGTTAACGATGTCGATTTCACCGGCAAGGTTTGCTTTTGCAGTAGAGATGTCAGGAATTCGACCAATTACAATCACACCTTCTCTGGTTTGATATGTTGCCATACCAGCTGCGTTAGCAACCATCTGCAAAATATCAGAGTCCTTATAATTGCTTTTATCCTGGCTTGTGATATCTGTGCTATAATTTTTCAGCTCTTCGGAAATCTGAAACGTTGCCACGTTGTCATTCAGAAGTTCCAACGCATCGTAGGCCATCTCATAAAGAGTGCCATACATTCTTCCTGTATAGTTAGAAACCATCAGATAGCCAAAAGCATCACGGGCCGTAAAGCTTGCTTCAATGCTATTAGAAGGAACACTCCACTCAGACAAGAAGAACTTGCCGCCTGTAATCCATTCTACCGTTCCGTCCAAGTCCATGCCGTACTCCACAGAGATAGGCTGGCGCTCATACAGGTATTTGTAAAGACCTTCCGGGTTGATCGGGTTCCACTTTTGCGTGCTGTTATCCACCGTAAAAGTGATGCTATCATTCGGGAGTTGGCCGCTGATCGGGTCTCTTGTGGAATCGTGCTTGTACGAAAAAATATCTTTCTTCTCAAACACAATGAACTGGCCCATCTTTATTTGCTCAACCCTTGCGCGACGATTTTCCAAGCACCACGACAAGATTTGAATGGAAATAGAATCGTAATTTGCAATCTCAAAGTCAATGTCAGTGGTGATAGAGGAATTATCCGACACTGTTTTTGTGGACACGACTGTGCTTCCAGAATACGCGGTCAGTTTGAAGCTTGTCGGCCATTCGTTAAACGTTGACGACCATGTGATGGTAATGCCAGGAATCGTCACGGTATGAACTTTGCTGAACGAGAGCGTAATAATTGGGTGGTTTGAGGTTGAAACACAATTTTCGCTAACATAACCAGCCTCTTGAGATTTTGCGCTTCTATCAGGCAAGGTATAATTACCGTCCAAAACAGTGAAATTTAATTCTCCGGTAGAATATTTTGTATAAGTATGTGCTTCGCTATCAACAATAGAAGATACATTGCTGAAGAACGTTTCTCCGTTTGTGCTAGGAATCGCATCTTCTTGCAAACCCGGTTCTGTAACGCCATAGGTGATGCGTACAAACATCTCCGGAACAAGCGTTTCGGAAAACTTGTCAAGCCACTTCTGAGAAGGTTGTACCATAGGCTATACCTCCACAAGCGCAATCGAGCAATCCGTCCAGCCCATCACATTACCTGTTTTAGGCCCGCGCCGCCACATACCAGACGTTCTGTCTGAAACGTACATCTGCCGCGTGTCGTATCCGGCCTTTGCCTGGTTATAAAAGCGAACAGTACAGTAAAATCGTGTCGTGAACAGGCTGAGAATAGAGGCCCACTGTTGTGCGGTAAGGTAGTTCCACTTCAGGGACACCTTTGCTACATCATGCCGCACAACAGAGCCAACTACTTTACCTTGAACGTTTCGTCCAGAATCCACGATGGTGCTAGTGGTCGCTTCGTAAGAAGAAGGTTCCGGCAAGTCTACGCCATTTACCGTTACCAGTGCTGGAATTGCCATAAACCGCCACCTCCTTAGTAGCTGTAAACTTCACTGCCCATCAAAGACTGTCCACGGGCGTTCTGCCGCTTCTCAACGGATGCTGTAATCTGTTTTCCGTCAAGGTAAATTTTGAGTTCCTTGCCACCGGTCAGTTCATCACCATACCGCTGGAAAATGTCGAGAAAAGCGTTGTAAGTGCCATTGTAAACAGATTCGCGCATTTCCTCTTCGTTGATGTTGACATTTACACTCGTTGTGCCGCCATAAGAACCGGAGGATGTGCCGTTGTTCTTATCCCATTCTTTTGTTCCTGGGTAAGAACCATTTTTGTACTTTTCCAGCAGTTCCTTGTACTGCTGTTCGTAGTTAGTTGGGTCTTTGGAATCGTCAAAGCTGCTATTGGCCGCTTCTTGACGTTTGCGCTGGCTTTCTTTACGTTCATTTGCAACTTTGTCTGCCCAGTCGTACACGGGGTTAGAAACATAATCCATCTTGCTATGAAGAGGAACCTTATTCCATGCCCAAATTAAGGTGTTAATTGCATCCACAAAGCCCTGAACTGCCGTGCCAATAACGCGTAAAATGGTTTCAAAGACAATTGAAAAGAAATCGCCGATTCCATACCAAAGATTAGACAGGAACGAAGCGATGCTCTTGTTCTTATTGGCAAAATTGACAAGAGCGCCAACCAACATGCCAATCAGGGAAATAACCAGCATAACAGGGTTTGCATCCATTGCAATGTTCAAACTCGTCTGAGCGGATGTTGCAGCCATAGCGGAAGGAACGAACTGACTGATAAAGCTAGAAGCCATACCGGCAATGTTGTTCCAAACGCCACTCAAGCCTTGTGTCAGCCACTGCAAGCTGTTATCGGCAATGGATTTGATTTGCTTTCTCTGCTCATCATCCATTGCATGATAGAAATAGGAAGCGGCCCATGTGCCGAGCTTTTCAAGGTCTCCGTTAGAAATCGCATCCCACAGAGTGCCAATGCTGCCAAAGAAATCAGATTGTAAGCTCTGATCGATGCGCTGCCACTCCGTGTCAAGGCTATCTAAGAAGTTGTTTACATATCCAGTCGCATGGGAAGAACCAGAACCAATTAACGCCTGCCCTTTTTCCTGCACAGCGTTTACAACGCCCTGCATAGCAGTGGTGACGTAGGGGATGGCCGCAGCGATACCGTTTGCAAGGCCTTGGTCGATAAATTCACCAAAGCGTTCAAATAGAGCGGAGGGAGAGTGAATTTCAGTATCGGTCGTGAACTTGTCAATGATAGCTTTGGCAAGATTTGCCGCAGCGCCTTTTGCGGTTTCAATGCCGCTCTTGATACCATTTACGAGGCCTTGCCAAATGTTTTTGCCCGCTTCAAACATTTTGGAAGGAAGAGAAACAATAGCATTTGCAACGGCTGTTACCATATCGGAAGCAGCTTTTGCGGCATCTTTTGCCCACGTTTTGATATCATCGATAAATCCACGAACAGCTCTCGCACCATTTTCGACGTGTTCATCGAGATGTACGAACCATGTAACAACATTCTTTACCCAATTGATAAGGTCAGCAAAACCAAGAACCGCCTTTTCGATGAAGTTACCGTTCATCTGAATATCAAGACGGTCGGTTTCACTCACTCCATTGGTAATCCATCCGACAAACACTC